GCTACCATAGCTATGGTTAGTACCTGAACTACCTACTTGAACTGTATAAGATGCTCCGGGAGTAACGGCTATATTATTTTTCCAACCTAATCCACCACCAGAGCCACCGGCAGCACTAGAATTATAATTTTTAGGACCGTTAGCACCACCACCTATAGCTACTACATGCACATAAGTAACTCCTGCAGGAGCTGTCCAAGAAAATGTTCCAGTTCCTACGTTAGTACCAAATAAAGCTTGTCCAGCAGCTCCAGTAAATACGGCAGCATCTGCCGCTGAGGCTCTCGGCCGAATCAATACTTGAGTAGAAATTCTATTAGTAAATGGCATTATTATATATCCTAACTAAAATTTGATTTTCCGCCAATTACATAAGCAAAAGCACCATTTACAGTAATGATTGACAAGGTTAATAATACCACACTACCACCACTAGGAGTTGGCGCAGTACCACCTGACCATTTAACAACTCGTGTTACTCCATTTATATTAACTGTTGTTGGTATACTCATATCTCCTAGAGGAGATATAAATGTAATATTAACTATACCATCATTAGCTAATTGCACATTAGTTAAATTAATAGTGGTTCCAGGATTATATGTTACATAAAATATGCAAGAATCTGTAGCAGAAAAAGTAGTTACTCCATAAGCTGGAGAGACCATAGTTTCTTTAATTTCGTTTACTAATAAACGCTCAGTTACAATTGAACTCATTATCTATCTCCGTAAACAGTTGCACATGTAGTCCAAATTCCGCTAGCTAAAGCAGCAAACGAACCTGAATAAGCAAAACTAAATCGTGATTTTGCAATATTACTTAGCATACGCATGTCACAAATAATACCAGCATTGGTAAAAGTAGTAGTTAAATTATAAAAATAATTAGTATCTTTAAATCGATAAGTAGTTGTATACCAATCACTACTAATTAAACAAACTAATACCGTAGTATTAGCGGGTACTGTTATGTTACCTGTCAGACTAACTTGTCTTGATTGAGTAGTAGATGTTGCAACGCTTGTAGCAGTTACACTAGTCACTGTACTATAAGCACTAGTATTAGGTGTGAAATATAATAATTGAGCGCCATCATACCCAGAAGAATAATAAACTGAAGCATATGCTGAGACAGCAACAGTTATAGAAGCACTTGTAGTATTGCGAATAGGCATCATTCTAAAACTATGTCCAGCGTAATCTTGCGAATTATCATAGTGAAATACATCACGCGCAAATCCCATTCTATTACCATTTGCAAACTGTAATCTGCGTGGTAATTCGTTTTCTGCATCGGCACCAAACATCGACTGACTAGTGCCAGAAGGTCCCATTCCGTCGCCAAATTGCATATACAAATATTGAATAGCACTATTATCTGCATGACTTGAATGAGATGAATATGTAGTCCATGGACCGCTTGATGACCATTCACCTGTAGAATAAATGTTTTGTCGGTCAGTATGTGTAACAATACTACCAATATTACCCACACCTTCAGGAGCTACTAAACTTGTGTTAAATGGTTCTGTTAATGTAGGTTGTTGAAAACTTAAGTTCCCTTGGCCATCAGTTTGTACAAACTGATCTGCCGTAGGGCTTACAACAGGTAGCGTAAATACTGCGCCACCAGGTTTTTGTATTTGATCTGTTGTTATTCTTGACATTTATCTATCTCCATACGCTGTTGCAGTTTTAGTCCATATATTGGAAACTTGTGCAGCAAACGCGCCAGTATAACCTAAACCAGTAAATCTAGAAGTATGTAGTGAGTATAACATGCGCATATCGCAAATAATACCAGAATTACTAAAAGTAGTACCTAAATTATAAAAATAATTAGTATCTTTAAACTGATATGTAGTTTGATATTGATCAGTACTTGTTAAACACACTAATACCGTAGTATTAGCAGGTACACTATATGTTCCTGTTAAATTAATGTGTTGAGCATTACTAGTAGATGTTGCAATGCTGGTAGCAGTTACGCTGGTACATGTACTATAAACACTAGTGTTAGGTGCAAATACTGCTAACTGTGTGCCTTCATACCCAGAACTAAAATAATTACTCGTATAAGCTGATAAAGTTACTGTAATAGCAGAACCAGTAGTATTACGAATAGGCATAATTCTCCAACTATGTCCAGCGTAGTCTGTTGCATTATCATAGTGAAAGAAGTCTCTACTATAGCCTAAGCGCGAACCATTACTAAACTGTAAAGTTCTAGCAAATTGGTGTTCACTGTCACCTCCGATCATGTTCTCGGAAGTGCCGGACATTGCCATACCATCACCAAGAGCCATATTAAAAAACTGAATAGCACTATTATCTGTATGAATTGAGTAGTTACTATAAGTAGTCCATGGGCCACTTGATGTCCATTCACCTGTAGAATAAGAGTTTTGTCGGTCAGAACGTGTAACAATACTACCTATCATACCTAAATTTTCTGGAACAGGAAGTGCAGAGATTAATGCAGGATTTGGATTAGTGATAGAAGACCAACCCAAATTTGCACTACCATCAGTCTTCATATATTGACCAGAAGTTCCATCAGTGGCAGGAAGAGTAAAAACTGTAGCAGTTGCCGGAACATCAATTACGGTAATAGTTCCAGTCATTACTGAGTGGTTCTGACACACATAATACAATGTATTTGGTGCACCTGAAGGAACTACAAAGGTTATAGTTCCTGTTGCTGCTCCATTATTAGTTACTCCGGTACTATAAACATTTCCTGAACTATATGGAGCAGCAACTGTTTGAATCCAAAATGGATGTCCTGATGCAGTAACGTTGAAAGTATAAGTAGACCCTCTAACTAAAGTTAGAGTGGGATTGCTTTGTGCATTAATTGTATAAGAACTTGCACCAGAATTAGTAACTGTAAGTGTATTAGGACTACCACTACCAAGACCAGATGGCGTTAGTTTTTGTATTTGATCTACTATAAGTTTTGACATAATATTCTACTTTATAGTACTGGTGATTCAGGAATTTCAACTTCTGGAAATGCTGGTAACTCAGTCAAATCTCTAAGAGCTTGTCTATAAACAGATATTGCTGTTTGTTCTTCATTTGTCCAAGTGGCCCAACGATCTGGTAGTACTAAAGCATCAGAAGCTTCCAAAGCTTTATCTCTTTTCCAACGCATACTTCTAGATAAAGAACTGATTCTCAATTCTGCTAATTCAGCTTCAACTTCTTCATCAGTAGCTGCACGAATTACATCACCATCTTTAACGATACGGCGTGCGTCCATTAAAGCGTTATCTATTACTGTCCAATCTTCTACATTTTCATCGGGACTTAAAACTCCGACTATATGTACAGCTCTGTTATTTTCGAATTTTGCAAACATATTATCTATCTCCATAGTTAGTTGCTGTGTTAGTCCACAATGGAGCTAACAAATTAGTACCAATACAAGTGCCAGAAGTGGGTAAATTAAATCTTGAAGTATATAACGAAGTAAGCATACGCATATCACAAATGACTCCTGCACTAGCAATTGCATTTAAATTATAAAAATAATTAGTATCTTTAAACCGGTAAGTAGTTTGATATGCGGTAGTACTTGCTAAACACGCTATTACTGTAGTATTAGCAGGCACACTATATGTACTAGAAAGAGAAGTACCATTCATATTAGTTTGAGTAGTGGAACCACCCAAATTAGTTGTAGTAATACTAGTCACTGTACTATATGTACTTGTATTAGGTGTTATAACAAATAAATTTGTTCCATCGTAACCTGAGTTGTAGTAATCTGTAACATATGCAGATAAAGTAATTGTGATAGCTGAAGATGTAGGGTTACGTAATGGCATCATTCTAAAACTATGTCCACCATTCCCGCTCGTGTAATTATCATACATTAACATATCGCGTTTATAACCTAAGCGATTACCATTACTAAACATGAGTGCTCTTGCACCGCTGCCGCGATCGTCATCACCAAGATATGTATCAGTGGTTGATGCTGCTCCGCCCTTACCATCTCCTAAGCACATATTAACAAATTGTATTAAATTAGGATCGTTATATGCTGCCTGATTAGTATAGATACCACCACTAGGACCTCCACTGCTCCATTCCCCTGTTGAATAGGTGTTTTGTCGATATGTATGACTACTTATACTGCCAAACATACCTTTACTTTCTAAAGCTACTGTATTTGTACCAGTAGAAGGAAAAGTATATGCTGCCCCAAAACTTAAATTACCACTAGCATCTGTTTTTACAAATTGTCCTGCTGTACCATCAACAGTAGGGAGCGTTAATAAAGCTCCTCCTGGTCTTTGAATAGTATCTACTATTAATTTTGACATTAAATATCCCTTACCTTATGAAGCTAAAAGAGCAAATCCGGATGGATTCATTACGAAATGATATGCATCTGAATTAATTATATATACTGAACTACCAGAGATAGTAAGAGTATTCATTGAAAATCTCATGGTATTAGATGCGAGATTTTCATTCGCACTAACCGTATTTGTAAAGGGGATGCTGTTGATATTAATATTACCAACAGCGGTATCAACATATGTTTTAACAGCAAACTCAGTTGGTACAGCAAGGTTAGAGTTACCAACCAATGTTGGATCAGAAGAGAACTCGTTAATCGATTCCCCAAGTTGTGCGCCAATCGAACCAAGTCGTAAGCTAGTCAAACCAGCCAAGTTGAATGCATTCGCATTTAGCGTTGCAGTACCTGTTGCTTGGTCGATTCTGAAAAACTCACCAACTCTGAAGTTACCGCTCTGGTCAGTGGATACATAATATACACGACCAGGGAAAGTTTCAACAACCTCGTTACCTTGAGCGGCTGGCTGAGTTGGAACACCCGGATGATTTGTTGTTGCAGTACCACCAGTACCAATTGACAAGAAATCGTGGCCAGTAAGTCTCACTTCTGAATAACGATAGCGAATAGTAATGGCAGTGCCTGGAGCTGAACCTGTTGGTTTTTCTTGTGTCAGTACAATTACCATATTACTGCTACTATTTACATAAGTACCAGCCACACTTTGAATAACATAAGATACAGCATCACCAGCAAGAGAAATACTTCCCCCTGGACGTGGTGTTTCAGATAATCCTGTTACAATTAATATGAATCCATCAACGTTTTCTGCCGCGCCTGCGGCCGTTGTAAATAATCCGCCTGATGTTGTAGTACAATTATTACCTGTTCCAAACGTACCTACTATATTATTAATATAAACTTTGTCAGCAGAGTATTGAACATTAAGAATAGTTGCAGTTGCACCAGTAACAGTATCAGTGATTGTATCGCCTACGGTTGCTGTTCCACTAACATACACTGCATTTAATTGCTGACCTACTAAAGTACCGGTAATTGGTGTTTCTGTTGCATCAAACCCTTGTGATGTGGCACCATAAAGACCATAAGAGCAGTTACCGTTGAGTGACCGAATCTTAGATCCACTAGTGCATGTATATCCAAAGGTGCAGTAGTATGTGAAGTTAGAAACTAGTTCTGCTAATCCCCCATTGTCAACCCAGTAACCTACACCATTATCTGATATAATGGTGTAACCATGGAAGATCATACTTTTGTTACCAGAAGCATGAGCACTACCGTTAACGTATACACCAATACCACCAACGCCAATGAATGAACATTCAAGTACATATGGAGATTTCGTAGTAACTGGAGATGCTTCGTTGAATGCAACAGCAATACCAGCAGGAGTTGACGTTGTGATATCTGCAGGAGTTGCACCAGGAACCCAACCAGTCATACCTTTGAATGTCATCTTATTCAAAATAGAACCGTTAGACAACTTAAACATTGTTCCTGTTTCATACCCTGCGGCTGGCTGAATAATAGTTGTACGTTGGTTATCGCCAACGATAGCAGTATTTGCAGGAACAATGATTGGTAATTGTTCAGTAAAGGTACCAGTCTTAACAAAGATTGTAGCATTAGGGCCAGACTGTTCACAAGCGTATTTGATAGTAAGGAAAGGAATTGACAAGTTTCTACCAGCTGTTGCAATATCCTGCCCATGAGGAGCTACATAAAATACTTTATCTGATGCAGTTGCACCAAGCCAACCGTAGTCCGATCCATTGGATAAAGCAGACAATGATTGACCTACATTGTCTCCATCAAATGCAGGAATAACATCCGCTCCTCCTATTGCAAATTCTTCCCACTTAGGCGCCACAGTATAGGTTAGGCCTGTTGGTGTACCTGCGGTTGTAGCAATCGCAACGTTTAATGTTGTCTGAAGAGTAAATCCAGTAACAGCACCAGCCGAACCAGTAACAGAAGAGACTTTATAAGAAGTACCGGTAGTATAACCAGTAATTGTTCCAGTGCCACCAAGAGTACCAGTAATTGTTACAGTGTCACCAACTATCAGGTTAGCCGCATTGCAGGTGAATTCACCAGCAGTACCAGAAATTGCCACACCTGCAAGTATTCCACCATAATCAGTGTTAAATGCTGTAGCATTTGACGTATGGTCGATCTTAGCAATATAAGCTGAACCACCACTTTTTACAATGTCGCCAACTTTAAAAAATGTACTGGTGGTCCAGTTACCTTTCCAAAAAACACCACTATTAAATTTTTGCCACTTGTTGGCTGCAAGATCGGTAGCGAAAGTTACTGATGCATGTGGTATGAGAGATATAAAAGTGTTTCCCCCATACACTACAACTTCATCAATTCCATATGAAGTTGTAGTGCTCCACTCACCTTTAAACTTAAAACCAGATAATATCTTGCTCCATGTTGCCGTTGTAGTTGGATTGACGTTGGTGTTGTCTGTAATAGCCTGAAATAATGATCCACCATAACTAACAACTTGTCCGATATAATACAGTGTGGCAGAAGACCAATCAGCTTGATATACAAAACCAGAGACAAAAATTTCCCAGAAAGTACCATTGGTGGGAAGGTTGCCTGTTGTGTTAGATTTTGCACGATATATGTTGGCGCCATATGCAACTAAATCATTGGGAACATATGCGGTACCGTTGTTATAAACAGATTTAGGAGATACACCATCTACAAACTTATCCCAATAAGTAGCATTGGTGGGGTTGTTGCCAGAAGTGTCTAGCTTTGCGATGTATACCTGACCACCATATGTAACTACATCGTTTTTTTGATAAGAGGTTCCTGAAGAAAAAACACCTTCATATTGAATACCGTCAGCAAATAAACTCCAGTATGTTGCATTGGGAGGTGTCTGGTTTGTACTGTCCAGAATAGAAATATATACCTTACCACCGTAAGCTATACCATCGCCTACTTTATAGGCGGTTCCAGAACTGTACACACCTTTAAACTTAAAACCTTCAACCATCAGAGCCCAATGCGTTGTATTGGTAGGTAAAACACCAGCGGATTTTAATGCATACGTATAAACGTATACGTTACCACCGTATTTTACAATGTCATTGGATTCGTACTGAGTGCCAGAAGCCCAATCACCAGCGAAATGGAATCTTAATTTACCTAAATCTATTAATTGTGTCATACTATTTTAACCTGTAAATGTCCATTATTGCTCCATTGGAATTGAAGAGCATTTTGTGACCAAACCCAATGTTTATAAGAATATTTATCTATGATTCCATCTTGCAAGTTTGGGAGTTGAATTGGCATAGTATCATCGTCAATCATTTCAACATCTAATCCACCGTTATCGGGGTTTAGTCTAAATCCGTAAAATGTTTTATTTGCGACATCATTTCCTTCCGGAAAAGAATCAGCTCCTTCGATACCAGCCATCAATTAACTCCAGTAAGTAGTGATAAAACTATGTCAACTGAAGATGCAATTCCAGCAACAGCCTTTATTGAATCTCCTACTTTTAATACGATTTTGTTGCCTTTCATTACTTCATCACTGAAACCAGCTTCTATTCTAAAATTCTTTTTTACATAAATATCATTCACACCATCATTTAAGATAAGACTAACTGGAGTAATTTGGTTAATAGTATTTGACATATTACAA